CAGGTCGCGTGGTCTGGTCGCCCGTCGGTACGAGTGACACCTCATGCGGTGATACGGGCCACACGTAGATCGACTCACCGAGTGTGTTTGACAGCAGCAGTGTCACTCCGCTGGCTAGCAACGCATCGAGCGCGATGTACTCCGCTTGAGACATGATGATGACAGGGAGTGAAATCTCGCGACCTTTACGGCGCCCAACAACTACGACGTCGTTCTGTCGGTTCAATACAGAGAAGCGGCCCTCTTCACGAGGTGTGCGTATCGATACAGAGTTCCACTCGACCGCGAGGCGCACAACGCTTGACGCGTTACCTGGAACTTGTAGCGACCATGTTGCTGGAGCTGACATAACTACCTCCGTCCAATCACACCGCGTGCGGTCAGTTCGCCGAGCAGGTCGCGGTCGTGCTTATCGAGAACGCTCTTCAACCTCTTCTCCATGTCATCTGCATAGATGGACCCTTCGATACGAAGCGTTGGGCTGCTTGTCAGATGAATCGTTGAGCCTGTTGCGCCACCGCCGCCGATTGCCTGGCCGAGAACTTTCATCTGTGCAGGCGTGAAGACAACCTCACCAGAACGCAACAGTGCAAGACCTTCTCCACCGCTCGCGTTGAACACCCCACCAGTGTGAAAGCTCGGGATCTCTGGAATGTCCGGCACGCCGAGTGTCGACCCTTCCCAACCTGGGATGATTGTTGTGTCGCCGATGTGCATGCCGCCGTACGAAGGGAGTTTGAAGTCGAGGCTGTTCCATCCGCGGATGATGATGTTCAGCATGTCGATGAACGCGTTAGCGATTGGGTCCCAGATGTCGCCAGCAACGTTCGCAATCGCAGACGGCAGACCCTGGAAGAAATCGACAACACCGTTGAAAGCGTTCGCTACAACCTCTGTCGCTTTGTTCCAGATGTTTCCCCAGTTGGCAGTGAAGAGAGCACCGAGCGTCATCGCGATGCCGCGTATCCCTTCAGCTGTGAGTTTGATAAGTGGAGCGATTGCAACGAGTGCAACACCGAGGCCGCGCGTGAACATCTCCGTGAGGAACACAAGCACTGGAGTGAGAGCGACAACCGCGTCGAGCAGTGGAGGCAGTGCTTCCTCTGCAACCTTGATCAGTTGCTCTGCAAGGTCGGGCAACATTGGCAGCATCTTCTGCAGCGCTTTACCGAGTGCTCCACCTAGAGCGACGGCAAGCTTTGCAATGAAAGTCGCGATAGTTGGAAGCACGGGCGCGAGCATGTTCAGACCTTCCACGAGTGCTTCGATGATCGGCTGCAACGCCGGACCGATTGCGCTAGCAAGAATGCCGAAGGCCTCTGTAAGCGCATTGAACAACGGCTGAAGATTCGTGAGCGCAGGTGCAAGAACAGTTGCGACAAGTTCAGCGAGCGCGCCGAGGCCCTGCGACATGAGTTGAGATACGACCGAGAGAACAGGTGCGAGTGTCGGAAGGATCGCGCTGAACGCACTAGCCAAGCTTCCGATGAGCGGAGCCATCTGTGGAGCGATGGTGTCGAGTGCTGCACCGATTGCATTCGTCACGCCAGGCAGCTGGTCCTTGATTGCAGTAACAGCTGGCGCCATTGACGCAGCAAGTTTCTGACTGACTGTGTCCTTCAATGTTGATACGAGACCAGCGAGGCTCTCAGATTGTTTAGCCATCATCCCGTCGAGACGTTTGAACGATGGGCCGGCTTTGTCTGCGATTGCCGCATACACATCACCTGCTTCGACAGCACCCTTCGTGACCTTGTCTTGCGCTTGGGCCACTGTGACGCCAAGCTTCGATGCAAGCGCGTCCCAGGCAGGAACGCCAGCTTCAGTGAGCTGCATCATCGTCTCTGCAGTGACCTTGCCTGACACTTGCATCTTCTGCAGAGCTGCGACTGCACGCTCGATGCCGTCGCTACCTGTACCCATACCTGAAGTTGCGTCACCGACAGCAGTGAGCAAAGGGATGACATCCTCAGCTGCAGTACCGGCCGCAATCAAACGCGACGCAGCAGTGCGCAGACCCGGAAGCTCGAACGGTGTCTTTGCTGCAAAGTCGTTCAAGTCAGCCATGAACTTCTGTGCTTTGTCGGCAGACCCGAGAAGCGTGTTGAACGAGATTTCGGCCTGTTCGTTGTCCGATGCCATCTTCACACCGAACCCGGCGACAGCACCCGTGGCTGCAACAGTGCTCGCTGCGATTGCTCGTGCTGCAAGACCGAACGCACCACTCATACGAGACGCGGAACCACCGATCTGGTCCATCTTCCGATCAGTCTCACGAAGGGCTGCGAGTGCGCCCCTGTTATCTCCGTCGATAATGACTCTAAGTCTCGCTAAGTCCATGGCACCCCCTTCGGATTGATCGGCTTCGTTAGACCGTGCAGCTCTGGCTTGGTGGCGCAGGTGACTCAGCGCGACAAGTCACGTTGAGCGTCTTCGCGCGCACCTTCTTCGGCAGACGCGTACGCGATAGCTGCATGCATCCACTCGACTGGCTGGTTTGCAAGTTCCCAAGGCGCAACACCCAAATACTTTGAAGCACGGATGAGAACCCACGTGTCAGGCGGTGCCCAACCTTCAGGAACGCCGAAGCCAGCACCTACGCCGTTTAGTTGGCCGCGGAGCCAGCGACGGAGGTGCCTTGCACTTCCCCCAGGTCATCACCGGCCTGGCTGATCTCGGCGAACACGCGCACGAGCAACTCGAGTGGAAGGTTCGCGAGAGTCACACGGTCTGTCGCGAGAGCATCCCCGTTCTCGTCGCACAAGTTCCACTCAGTCAGAACGTCGGACAGAAACGCAACGACAAGCTCTACAGACTCAGCTTGTGCTGCTGCACCTGTCGCCTCTGCAACGGCACGCGCACGTGCAAGCGATGCAGGTGTTACTGAACTTGGTCGGTATGTGATCGTCAGTGGTGCATCACCACCGAAGTCGATGCTCGCAGTGCGTGCAGCACCTGCGATTACTTGAGATAGACGTACGCCCACGGTTGCTCCCTCCGGGTTGTGTTGTTGTTAGAGACTTGCGATGGTGTTCGTCAGCTCGATGCTGTGCGAACCACCGAACGCGTCGTCGTGAATCGCAGTCAGCTCGAAAGTGATGGCGAACACGCCGCCTTCGTCTGAGAACTCATTCACTGCACTGACACGCACAGGCATGTCGATGGTGAGTGCGTTCGCGCCGTTCGCTGCTTCAACGCGAAGCCAGCGTGTTGCGCCAAGACGAAGAGAAGTGAGAAGGCTCATTCCCTGTGCATCTGCTGCGAGTGTCACGGTTGCCTTCAACTCTGGTGCGCCTTCAACGTCTGCGACGTAGCTAGGTGCAGCGGCCTTCAACGCCCACACTGGGGAGAAGCGGCCGGTGTGCGCGACTTGAACACTGAACGCACGGTCGAGATCGGTTGTTCCGAGTGCTGCTTGTGTTGCGTCGAGATACACGGTTACGTGTTCCGCAGTGATCGGGTCGAGTGCAAGCTCGGTGGCGTTGCTTGTCATTGTGACACCGTCAGTGATCGCCTGACCGAACAACGAACCGGTGACCTCTTGTGTTCCACCTGAGCGGTTGAACGAGAGAGTCAAGTCAGAGACAACGCAACCAGCTGCGCGATGTGCGCGGACTGTTGAACCCTGCTCGATGGTGAAGTGCTTTACGACGTCAGCGCCGTGTGACTGTGACTGGAACGACCATGTGTATGTGCCGTCTTCGTTGTCGACGACAGTTGCGTTACCGAAGTTTGATGCGAGAAGAAGTGCAAGCTCGGTGTAGGTCGGTACGCCAGAGATGGAACCTTCGCTCCACTCTTTGCTCTTTGCAGTGGTGGATGCGTACTTGCTGCCGCCAGCTTTGAAGGTTGTCACCTCAGCCTTTGGGTTCAGCTGCACGGCGACGCCAGCAAGGCGGCGTGATGCTGGAACTGCAACACCTGCAGTTGTCTCTGTGCCCACCTGGATGGACTGGTGAATGGATGCGCGCTCGCTCATTGGTCGTAACCTCCTCGTTCAGACCGTCCGCAAGGCACACGCACGCGCCACCCTCTCAGTCACTGTGCTGCGATCTGATAAACCCCGCCGAGGTGGCGATAGTGCCGGCCGTTACTTGTCTCGGGATACTTGACCGTAGAGACGCGAGCGCATCCAAGCACCTCGCCGTCAGCGCGGCTTGCAGTTGCGCCTTGGAGCAGCGCATCGATCCGTTGAACGGCCGCAGCAGCTGGTTGCCATGACATGCCTTCGACAGTGACACGTACTTGCCACTCGCCTGTCACCAACACGCGCGACGCAGGTAATGCGTTCGTATCAGTCGGCGTGCCTACCTCAGAGATGACAACAAACGGAAGTACAGCATCTGGCGGTGCGACAGTGTCGAACACGCCATTTACGAGGGACGCCAGCTGCGCATCTGAAGACAGACGCTCATACAACCAAGCTGCAACGGTGAGACCTTCAGTGCCGCTCATTTGATCTGCCCCCCAAGGTCTTGAATCCGCTTGCGCAATAGTGGCCGAACAGCACGCACAGCGTTTCGCATGAACGGCTGTGCAGCTGTGCGCGCAGTACCAAACTCAATGTGGGCTGCGTACTCGATGTTCGTAGAAACGACACCGAGGCGTGGAGTAACGAAAGACGACTGAATCGAGTTACGCAGCGCACCAGTGTCAACAGGTGCCTTCATCTTTGCGCGAGCTTCAACAGCGAACGTAGCTTCCTTCACGATCTCCTCCATGTGCTGCTCGATGAGAGCCTTCAAAGCAGGAGAGTTGTTGTAGTCGATCTTGATGCGAGTGATGTTTGGGTTTGCTGGCTGTGTCATTGTGCAACCTCCACACAGACAGTCCGACGTGTTAGCTCCCACGCACCACGATCCGGTGCTGCAAGAACCTCAAACGTACGCACGCCGATAAGCACCCGGTCACGCGACGCGACAGGCGTTCCACTTGGGAAGATGAGATACGCACCAATACGCGCACCGAGCTTCTCTGCATACACGGTCTGGTCAGCTTGCGAGAGCGAACCAATACGACACGGATAGGTGCCAACGACGTCGGTCTCTGTTGCAGTGCCACCCTTGCCGTCTGCTGCGTATGTTGAACGCTGCAGAACCGCAACCTCTGGCAGTGCTTCGGCGTTTGTTGTGCGCATCCCTGCTAGTTCGCGTTCATTCAGCATCGTCTTCTCGTTCCATGCGTGCCTCGATGTTTGCAAGGATGATCGGCGCCCACGCCGTGTTCAGTGCGCGCATCGCAGCAGATGAACCCGCTAGTTGCCGGTTCAACGCTGCACGAGATGCAGCACGGCGACGATCTGCAGCGCGAGCTTCTGCGGCGCGTGTCTCTTCATCGCTCATGGCAGCAGATCTCCCCACGGGAGTGTGTCATCAGCGAAACGAGCTGGGTCGAGTGTGCGTACAACACGTGACGAGTAATGCGACGCCATCTGCAAACAGTGTGCATACACCTGGTCACGAGAGAAGCTGCCTGCATCACTTGAGAAGCTGAACCGGTCAGAAACTTTCGCAGCCTTCCAACGCCAACCTTCTGCAGCTGCTGCGTTCAAGTCGTACGTCGGCTCCCATGATGAATCGATAGGGCGCGACCCGTAGCGGTCTGCGATGCGATGCGTCATGAGAAGCGCATCTATCTCGCGCTCTTCAAGCGTCGGGTCTGTCGCCGACGCTGTCATTGTTGCTAGTAGTTCGAATGCTTCTGCGTGGGTCATGCTCTTTACCGTCCGTCTTGTTTTGATGTGTGCCCGAATAGCACGAGAGACCGCCCCGAAGGACGGCCTCTCATGATTCCTACTCAGTTGTGAGAGGTGTTTCAGTCGGCTGTGACGACTGCGAACGGATAGCGAGTTGCTTCGTTCTCGTTTTCACGGCGGATGGTGTTCGCAACCTGGAAGCCGTAGCGAGCAACCACGCGGAGCGCTACGCTATCTTGCTGACTTAAATTCAAAATGACTGAGCCATTTTCGTCAGTGATTACTGCCTGATCGAGCACCTTGAACGTGAGGTCCTGGCGAATCGCGATGATGCCCTGTGAAGAGTCACCGACGATTGCTTCGACACCGTTGTCCCACATTCCACGCATTGGGTAGTTCACACCAACGCCGTAGATGGACTCTGGTGAAACTTCTGCAAGTCGGTCTCCGTTCGCGTTACGAACTGAGCGAAGCTTGCCGCGGTATGACACGTCAGCGAGAACAGAGTTCACTGAGAAGCCGTCAGCCTCAACGAGCGAGAACGCGTCGTTGAAGTCAGCTGATAGGCCGCCCTTGTTCGCTGGGTTTGCACCACGAGTAACAACGTGACCTGCTGCGATTGCAGCTGGAACGATTGCGGTTGGCCATGATGCAGGTGTTCCGTCACCGAGGAACACAGCGGCGTCGAGCTTGCGCGCGAAAGCTTCTGCGATCATCGGCTGAAGCATTGCGAACACGTCGAAACCTGCGTCGTCAAGAACTGCTTCTGGTACTGGGATTATGCAGGCCAGTTCTTCCGCATGTAAAAATTTATTTTGCCATGAAGCCTCGGTGGTCTTCTTCAGACCTTGATCACCCTCAACCCAGTAGCTTTGTGGCAAAACTGACAGGATGGGCAATCTCACGGTCTTTGAAGACATCGGGATGCGGCGGAATGTTGACAGCGCAGCAGACTGTGCAGCGACGTCGGTGAGGATTGCGTTAGATACAGCCTCAGGCACAAGTGCTGAGATGTCTCCACGCTGGATGGACTTGTTGAAATCGGACATGAGATGTTCCTTCTAGGTAGTGGTCAGCCGCGACCTGCGGCTTGACGGAGGAGTTGATTGATGTTGGTAGGCGCGGGTGTGTTCTTCCCTGCTCCTGCATCCGCGTTACCGGGGCGTGCAGAGAACAGCTCTGGGAACTGCTCGCGTACCTGGCTCACGAGTTCGGTGGCGTTGTCACCATCGAACGCAGTGACATCGACAAGCTTGGCGATTGCGTCTGGGCGTACAGCCCCGGCGGTTGTCGCTGCGCTAGCGATTGCTGCGGTTGCCTTCGACAGGTGCGCTTCTCGCGCGATCGTGTCACGCTCTGCGCGCAAGGTTTCTAACTCGCGTACGAGTTTCTCTTGCTCGGTGAGCTTGGCATCTTCGTGTGCCTTGAGCGAGTCGTGTGCTGCTTTCAGTTCTTTCGCGGTGCTTTTAGCTTCACTGCGAAGTTTCTGAATCAGCGCCATGGCGCGCTCTGGGTTGAACTCTTCTGCTGTTGCGTCAGTGTTCGTGTCTTCCACCTCGGTCGTCTCGACTTGGGCTTCTGTGTTGATGTCTTCGGGCATCTCGCTCCTCTTTCGGTTATCGGCATCTCACCGGTCCTGTCTTGTCACCGTCCGCAGGTGGTGCCGAGTTGCAAGGTGCATGACAAAGGCCCGCCTAGTTCGCCGAAGCGGACCAGACGGGCCTTCATGTGAGTCTCTTGGTTGTTACACCAGTTCTATTTCATCCATCCAGACCATGTCTTGTTTGGACTTCGAGTTGCCTTTGCGAACGATGATGCCGCCAGGCCATTCTTCGTCGCACACTTCGATGACTGTGAGGATGTCCCCGACTTTGAATGTCGGACTCTCCTCACCTTCGTCGTCGCTGTAGCCAGTGAAGCGGACCGTCGTTCCTGGTGGGAACGTAGCTTCTGCTTCTTCGATGAGTTCGATGTCATCCATGTTGTATCTCCTTTGGGTCGGTCCGTTACGACAGAGCGAGTGCGTTGACGCGCTGCTGTGTTGTTGCGATTGTCTCGTTGATTTCTTTCACGAGAGCGCGGGCCTCTTCGAGCGTGAAGACGACGGAGGAGATTTCTCCAGTGTCTTCATCTTCGAGCTGAATCGCTACTAAGCCTTTGCCGTCCTCTGTGAGGCCGCTGAAAAGCTGGATTGGGTCTTGGTGTTGGCATGTGCTGCATGTGTGCATCACGTTCTCCTTTTGTTGGGGTTGCTATGGACTGTGAGCGCCGGTGGCGGCGACACAAGCCCTAGAGACTTTGCTCGTATGCCGCTGTCTATGCACGCGCCCGGTAGTACTCCCCGGCGCGGCTCGGACCGAGGACATCCACGAGGGACCTTTCGGTGGAACACGCACCCCACACTGGGGAATGCGTCTCTTTTACGAAGTTGTCAAACGAAACTGCCCCGTCCTTGAACGCCCTGTACTTGGCGGGTCCGAGGATGCCTTGCTGCTGGTCTGGGGTGAGTTTGTTGAACTCCTCCGCACCTGGGGCGATCGCTGGCGACCAGCCCGGCACGTAGGGCACCATCGCACAGCGACAGTTCGGGTGTGCGCTCATTGATTCGCTGACGGGATGCACTGAGCCGTGCTTCGACCAGCATGCAACGCAGCCACGTGCGTCGAGTGCTGAGTACCAGACCCAGCCTTGTACGACGTCGCCGTGTTGTTCGTATGTGGAGCGTGATGCTTCTCTGTATGCGCGCAGCATCTCAGTTCGTGCAATGGTCAGTGTTCGCGCCAGGGGCGCGCCGGTTATCTTCCTGATCGTTCGCGCAACAACACGCGGGTTCTGCCCACGGATAACACCCTCAACAAGTGCATTGCTCACAGCCTTCGCAGTGTTCGACCCCATCGAAGAGAACACAGCCTGCAACGGCGACCGCGGTCCTGTTGTTGCGAGGATCGTCTTCACTGTCTCAACTGGCAGCTTGTTGAACGCGACAGCGATGCCTTGCTTCTGTGCAGCACTAGCAACAAAGGACTGTGCGTTCTTCTGCGCCACTGCAATGACGTCAGCCTGTGCGCGCTGCACACGCTTGTACGCGAACTGTGCGAACTGGTCGATCTGGTCTTCAACCTCACTCAGCAGAACTTTGTACCGCTGTTCCCGTGCAAGCCATGACGGACTGATTGGCTGCCCTGCAGCTTGCGCGTCAGCGATGACCTGCACGAGCTTCTCCAGTTCGACGTTCATTGATCTCCACGCGCGCGCATACTCATCAACGAGACGCGATGAAGTTGCACGGCCGCCGCGGTCTAACGCGTCGCGGTGGTTATCAATAACGCGGAGGATCTCTGGCTTCTTCGCCATGACCTACACCTAGAGAGCTGTGCCTGAGTTGAACTGCTGCAGCAGCTGGTCACTGAGTGCTGCATTCTGTGCGTCGAGCTCGGCGAGCATCTCTGCTACTTGCTCTTCTGTGTAGCCGAGGTCGAGAAGCGTCTGACGGCGAGGCACGCCGATTTGTTCCTTGAGCAACGCATTCGAGAGACGCTCAGACTCTGAGATCGTTTCAGCTGGTGCCCACTCTGGTTCGACACGGTCGTTCACACCACTCATGCGCAGTGCAAGGTTCATCGCGTCAGCCCACACATCACCGAACGCTGTCTGACGGTCACGCACTTTGTCAGCGAGCGGTCGCTCTGCAGTCTTCAATGCTTCACCAGATGGGTAGTTGTCGCCTGCGAGACCGAGAAGGTGTGCAGGTGTGCGTGACACGCGTGCAATCTCTGTGCGGTACGAGTTGATCGCATCGAGGAACGTACGGAAGTCTGCCTGTGGGAACTGCCCCACTTGTGCGCCTTCACCAAGGTCCCAGATGACTCCAGGTCCTTGCTTCGGTGCAACGGGCTTCCCGGTGTATGGATCGATCTGGCTCTCCACTCCGATGCGATACCTCTGGGGCATTGCATAATGCTCCATCGTGACTAGAAGATCCGAATGGATTTTATTTAGTGCGTCCTGCAATGCGATAACACCAGAGAGTTCGCTGCGCCCCTCTTCACCAAGGTCGCTGTTGTTGGCGAAGTGGAACACAGGGACAACACCCCACGGGTTAGCGACAACTGGACCAGAGCCGTCACCGTTGAACGGTTCAAGCTTGCGCAGATCGGAAGGCATTGCACCCTGTTTCGTTTCGACGCTGTAACGCTCGAGACGGTCCGGGTAGTAAATGTTGATGCGTGCAGTGTCATCAACCATCCATGTCTTCACTGCGTAGCGAACAACACCGGGAAGCTCTTCGTCATAACCGACGTAACACGATGACGCTTGATGTGCGTACATGCGTGGCACACCTTGCGCGTCAGGCCATACGAGAAGGTACGCGTCACCGGCACGCAACGATTCGAGATGCAGCTCGCCTGCTTGGCGCGCCATGCGTGACGCTTTCCAAAGTTCAGTCGCGCGCACGATCGTTTCCGCGTTGCCTTTCCAGCCGGTGACATGCAAACGGTCGGCGGTCGCATCGACTACTGCTGGGCAGAGGTTGTCTGCGAATGAACGGAACCTGTTGCCGAACGTGGTGCGGAACTTCTCAGATGCGAACACCATGTTGTGATTGCCGTTGTAGTAGTTGTGCGCAGTGCGGTAGCGCGGGCGGCGTTCCGCCAGCTCGCTCACTGCTTCCTGCAGATCTCTCAACACTTGATCGTTCATCACCACTCCCTGAAACTTGCGCCAGCTGACTCGAGCATCAACCGTGTGACAGCCCAAACGAGTGCGTCCATGCGGTCGGGACTCGTGGTGCTCTCGTTTGTGAAGCTGGCCATTTGATCCTCTAAATCTTCGAACATCCCGACATGATGAACGCGTCCTTGCTCGTAGAGGCTCGACACAGGCTCTGCCCGTGCTCTCTTCCCCTTCGATGCATGCACACGTTTGACTTTCACCGTGCGCGTAGGTGCTCCTTCTGCCGCCAGCCTCTGGGCAGCGGTGCGGAGAACCTGCTCAGCCATGTCTCCACCTTGGTTCGTTTCGATGACGATCTCGTTCGCACCATGGTCGACATACGCCTGCAGTGCTGCACGTCCCCACTGCTCTGGTGTGCCTCTTTGTGAGCGGTCATCGAGCACATAGCAGTGCCCGTCAGTTCCGACACCTGCGACGATGATGCCTGCTTCTGCGCCTGTCGAGGTTGCTGGCGGATCTACTGCGACAACGATGCGGTGAATCTCTGGTCTGTTCTGTGGCGTGATGCGCAGCGTGTCGATCTGCGTGAGACTCCACAGCGCACCTTCGACGTCTTCTAGCAACTCTGCGAACAGCTCTTGACGGCCGAGGCGTGTGCCTTCGTACTTGGCGATGATCATGTCACGGAATGACGGTGCAAGGTTTGCGAGGTTGTCGTATGTGGAGCCACGTGTGACGACTGTGTTCTCACCTTTGACGAGCTCGCGCATGAGTGTCGTGTTGCGTGGCGTGGTGGTGACTACTGCACGCGGTGCGAGCCCGAGACGCAGACCGAACATGAGGTTCGTCCATGCGTTGTTGCCGAGTGCGTCTGTTTTGGTCGGCCATGCTGCAAGTTCGTCGCACCATGCAAGGTCGTGTTGTGGTCCGCGCAGCTGGTCGGGTTCTTCAGATGAGTACGTGGTGAGCGTTGCGTTGTAGTCCGGGAGTACGACGCGCCGTTTAGATGGTTCGTACAGTGCGGTGATGCGGCGTCGTTCTGCGCACGCCATCAAGCCTGACTCGCCTTCTACTTGTACGTCACGGCAGTCGGCGGCGGTACGTGCGACGAGCGCACCGCGGCGTGACCCGGTGACGATGTGATCTAGAACAAACTCGGCGCCGCTTCGTGTTTTGCCCCATCCGCGTCCTGCAAGTATCAACCACACAAGCCAGTCACCAGGCGGCGTGACTTGGTCTTGGCGTGCCCAGAAGCGCCAGTCCCCTAACAGGGCTGCTGCTTCGTCGTCGCTCAATGTTGCGAGCCACGCCGACTTCTCTTCTGTTGGGAGTGAAGCGAGTCGCTGCGCAAGTGAGTGGTTCATTAGTGCCTCAGCAGTACGCCAATCACAACGAAGTTGGACGCAACGATGAACGCATGCATCAGGATCCCAGCTTGTGCGACGTACGCGATGAGACGCACAGCTGAACGCGAGAGGGTTACACCGCTCACGCGGGCCTTTGCTTCATCGCCGTACGGGAATGAAGCAGCGATGTTGATGCGCCACAGGTCAAGCGGGAAATAGAGCGCGCATGCAAGCCAGAATCCGAACTGTGAGAACATCCATGCTTGTGCCGGGTTGCCTTCAGATGCTCCTAGACGTAGTGCGACCCATGTTGTCGCTATGTCGAGCAGCACGACTGTGATGCCGAGTTTCATCCATGCGCGGTTACGTGGTGTTCTCATGACTGTTCTCCTGTTAGGTATGCGACGACTGCAGGGTTGCGTCGTAGGAGATCACACAGTTGTGGCCCGAGCCGGTTGGCAAAGTCCTCTTCGGTGCTGTCGTCGTCAAGTCCGACGAGTTCATCCATTGCGTGGATGAGTTCATGTGCGAACACTGCCTGCATCGCTGTCGGTGCGAGTGTCGGGTCGATGAGGATGGTGAGGTTGTGCGAGTCGCAGAGTCCGACGCATTCGTCTGGGTCTGAACCATCGACATCAGGTGAGACGCCTTTGAGGTTTGTCTGTGCGTCAGCGTCGAAGAGGACCGTGTATTGGTACGGGCCGATCTGGACGGTGGCTGGGGGTCTCTGCTGCATCCTTTTCACTGTCCGGACAGGCACGGCGGGGGCCGTCAGGCGCAAACCCTTACGGGGCGGGGGTCTGGCGCGTGTCGACAGGTCCGATAGGGGGCACAAATGTATGTGTCGCCATAGGGGCGGCACTTACAAAGGAGAAACCATGAGCATTGTCCCAATGCCACCCGAGAAGGTCGAAGCTTCCATCTTCGCCCAGCTGATCATCCAGAACTGGATAGAAGAGATACGAGCCCTGAAACGCGAAGCCGCAGATGCGGGCCTAAGGGCAGAGCGCCACACCCTGGAACATTCGCAATGGATGCTGCAAGCCTGCGAGAAGTTGTTCGACGCTGCCATGCGCGGTGACTACGAGTTTCTAACTGCTGCATCCAAAGGCATCGAAGGAGCCCCGGTCAGAACCGACAAAGAAGAATGGGGTGACATTTTAATGCGCATCTCTAAAGACCTGGCCGTTATCTTCGATGGCGAGTTCGACAAACACATGGCCGTTGTTCAACTCATCAAGGGCCTCGACAACGGCAGCCTCGTGCTTCCTTCTTTTAAAGAGCCGGCACCCGCACCGACGATGAATCGTGCTGCACGGCGTCGAGCAGCACGCGGCCGCTAATCACTGGTGACGTACCCTGCGCGGGTGCGTCACTACTTGTTCGCTCTCATGCGGTTGTTGTTCTGCGTCGCTGTGCTGTTGTCATGGCGCCGTGTTCAAGGTGGCGTTCCTCTGTCGGAGCTGTTGCAGCATCCGTTGTGGGTGTTGCAGTCAGGCCGGTGATTCGTCGTCAAACATGGAGAGCTGCCGCGGGTCGATGACGATGGTCTCGTCAATGACGCTTTTGGCGATTGCTTCGATACGGCTACCGAAGTTACGTGCTAGATGCTCAGGGATTTTTTCCCACATCTCTTTCATGGTTCGAGGTGTGTTCAACTCTTCTTCGGTGTAGTCAATCCAGAAGTCGAAGAAGTAGTAGCTACAGACGAAACATGGACAGCCGCTCTCATGCACGCGCTCTTCACCTTCATCGTCGAAGAGTGCCCACACGTTCAGCCAGCTGCAATCCTTACATATGTCGTGACCTGGGAGGTCGCCGCCCATTGCTTCGTTTCTGATGCAGTAGTCACCTTCAGCTTGCGCACAGAAGATGCAGATAGCCATGTCAGTCGTCCTCTATCAGTTGCTGAACGCACCAGTGGCCGTCTTCAACGTGTTCCACGACGTGGCTGACGCGATGACCGACTCGCTTGCTAGCAAGTATCCCCAGCGCTGCGAGACATTCGGTGATGCGTTAACCGCAGTTACCCAGGCGATAGCTGCATCACGCTTGGCGAGCACTACTTGCGATGTCATCTCGACATCGCTCTTACCTTCCACTATCCAATGCATGTCTGCATTGTCGATCACGATGAAGTCCGGCTCATACTCACGCTGGATGGCACCCACCAGGTAGTTGATACGAAGTGGCACTGTGTTGTCGATACGCACCCAGGTCTTGATGCCGGCAGTGGTCTCGAACAACTCAGCGAGTCGAAACTCGGTGGAGTATGCATCGAAGGCATTCACCTCATAGACGCTTCGCGTCCAGCCCTTGTACGGGTAGAGCTTCGTGAACTGCTTAGACGATGAGATGAGGTGTCGGTCAGCCGGCGGGCGCGACTCGACGCGTTCAACCGGATCTGGCCACTTCACTTGCGTTACGTCTTTCACTTCGCGCGCTGGCTTCGATGTCTGCTGCCTCGAGATCCATTCCACTAAAGCAGATGTAGCGAGTCGACCGTGCTCTGCACGCCACGGTGTTTCCTTCGTTATCTCGGCGCCTCTCAGGAATGCGCGCGCAACCTCAGTAGCTGCATTCGCTTCAGCGACACTTGCCTCAACGCCATTGGTTTGCAACAGACGTGTTGCTAGATCTGTCTCAATGGAGTCGAAAGGCAAGCGTGGCTGCGCTGCCATAACTGCGTCTGTCTCATCGTGGAAGTCGAGCTCTACTTTGCCGTCTTCACCGCGAACAGCGTCGATTGCCTTTCGGTTTAACGTCGAACCTTCGTCGTCCGCGAACTTGCGACCAAGCGCTTCTACATTGACAACGTTTACGTCCTTGAGGCTGAACTTCTCTCGTTCCCAACGGGTAGTGACTCTCGGAACGAACAAGGGCAACTTGACACCTTCAGGAGCTCTTGGAACGAGCGTGGTCGTGAGAGTCTCTGTTGCTGTGGAAGCCTCACCCAGGCGGTTCTCTACAGTCGCGAAGGTCATACCAACATGCGTCTCTTCGGCTGAGTCAGTATCTTCGCCGTCGAATAGGCCTGGCTGATCGCTCTCACGAGATGCCGGTGCGGCGCCCGGTAGCCCAATGATTACTGAACCACCTGCTGCTTGTGTAGCGGCGTCGTTCGTAACTGATGTGACGTCAGCTCCAGGTGTGGCAACACCGAACACAGGGTTGGCAACAGCGGTTGCTTCCTTCGCACGCTCACCGAGAGTCGCTTCGAGCAGCACCTTTGCGCTCTTCAGCAAGTCAGCAAACGAGTGGTGGCTGAGCACTTCAACAGTGTCAAGCATCGCGACACCTGTGCGCTCACCGAACGGCAGCCGCAAACCGCGACCCAAGATCTGTTCTGTCAAGAGCTGTGATTCCATCGCTCGTACCGCAGCGATCACATAGATGTTCTTCACGTCCCAGCCCTCTTTGAGCATCGAGACTGACACCACAGCGCGCACCGGCGACGACGGATCTTCAAGACGGTCAAGTTGCTCGAGTGTTGACTCAGGTTCTTCGCTGGTTACAACGAGCACCTTTTTGTCATCGGCGAGCATGTCTGGTCCAGCGAGCATGTCGCGTATCTCGTTCGCTTCGTCAATGGTCTGCGCCACAACGAACATCACGGGCCGCACATAGGCCTTCTTTGTCTGTTTGCAGTACGCCTCGACTGCCGCTGCTTTCGCATCTAGCAGCGCGAGACCGTCACCCATCTGCGTGCGCAGGTCCTTGACTCCGTCCTGCCGCGCAACGAGCACTGGAATCTTCACATACCCGTCAGCGATCGCCTCTGCAAGTGGGTAGCGGTAAACAATCTTGTTCTCTGTCGATTTGTCAGGTGTAGCGGTGAGCCCGATCAACGCAGTTGGGTGCAGTTCATCGATCGCAGATTGGAACTTCTTCGCGTTACCTGAGTAGTAGACGTGGTGCTCGTCTGCAATGACGACCAGGTCGGATGCGTTTTGCAGGTACTCGTACAACGCCACTCCGAGTGTTTCATGGGACCGGTGAGCACGTCGCGCGTCTTTCGTGTCTGGTCGAAGTAGCGACTGAACGGTGAAGACGAAAACCTTGAAGCGATCAGTGTCTTCAAGTGCTGCTGCAACAGTGCCGCGCTCTAGGTCATCAAGTGTGATGACTAGTGGGTTGCAGCGCAGGCCACGCACAAACTTTGGATGGCCTGGTGTGAGGTTATCGATCGTCTTGCGTTGAATGGTCGAGCCTGGCGTGATTATCACGACGTTCCGCACACCTGACTCCGCTAGATAGTCAAGCAAGCCTGCTGCGATGAACGTCTTACCGACACCAGTTGCGAGGTCTGCAACAAGTTCAGATCCGTCTGGGGAGTCTTCGAGTCGTTGAGCGATGGCATCCAGTGCGGCGATGTTTGGTGTGCGCAAGTCAAGAAAATGTGCAACGTTTGCCACAAGTGCTGGGTCGTATGGAATGGTCATGCTGTTCCCTCTTCACGTTTGCGGACGCGCCTACTGCGGCCAGCCAACAGGTCACGTGGTGCTTTCTTGATCCGTGAGCCTCTGGATTGCTCAGCGATGAACTCTTCGACTCCTGGCAGTACGACCTTGGCCACGATCGTTACGCGTTCGCGTTCGTCTAGCGCAGCGATAACTTCGCGCGCCTCTTCGATACCAACAGCACCGTCGAATACGGCGAGACGCATCCTTCCGCGTACCCCGCAGAAAGGCGCGTGATTATCTGCCTGCCACTCGAATCCAAGTTGTCCGGCCACCGCGCGAGCGAACCGACCGTTCGTAGCCCAGTCCGCAAGCATCACGCCAAGGGGCGTTATCTCGTACATCGACGGTGCGACCGTCACTTGACGGAACCCGCCGCCCTTTGACCAGCCGGCCGATGAAGAGACACCGCCCGTGTCCGTACCATCGACGACCTTTTTCATTCGAGGCGCGGTGAAGGTTGCGACAGTGTCAGGGAGAACTTCAGTCGTCACCCACCGGCGGCCCATCTTGTGCGCAACCGCTGCCGTCGTACCAGACCCACCGAAACAGTCAAGCACGATGTCCCCAGGGTTTGTAGCAATGTGAATCACTCGCTCCAGCAGGCGCTCAGGCTTGGGTGTGGGGAATGGTGTCACGTTCGGGATGACTGTCTTTATCTCGAGTTTCGAGAGGCGGTTGCTTCCTACCTCCGAATAGGGCCACCACGTCTGATGCGGAGTCGTTGAGTCGTCTTCGAAGTAGATGCGTAGGTAAGGCTCCCAGCTTCCGCGGGGATTCTTCTGCCAGTCAAGTTGGGAGTGGTCGCGCGTGACGCGGTCAGGTCCCCACTGCCATCGACCCTCGGTTCCGTCGGACTTGATCGGCCACACTGCGGTGCCGTCAGGTGCGGTTATCGCAAACCACATACTTGGACGGTCTTCGCGTCGCGACGAAGCACCTGACTTGCGCAACATCCGGGAGCAATAGTGGCGGCCGGCAGCATCTACACGGTCGTAGTGCGCGGGCACTTCTAAGCGGCTCTCTTGATTTGCGATGAACTCCGTGCTCCTGCTGTAAACGAGGATGTAATCGTGGCTTGGCACAATACTGGAAGAGGCTCTTGATGAAGCGTTGTCAACACGCTGCCAAACAACCGTTGCTTGGAAGTTCTCGGCACCGAACACTTCGTCCATCAAGCAGCGCATGCGGTGAACTTCTGCGTCGTCAAGGTGAACCCATACGGAGCCGTCAGCGGCGAGCAGGTCTTTGATGAGCAGCAGACGATCGCGCATGAACGAGAGCCACGTCGAGTGCTCCATCCAATCGTCGTAGTGCGTGAAGGTTTGCCCTGTGTTGAACGGCGGGTCGATGTAGACGAGCTTCACCTTGCCGCGGTAATGGCGGGCGTACTCCGGGACTTCGCGCAACACGCGCAGTACGTCGAGGCTGTCGCCGGTGAATAGAAGGTTGTCCTTGTAGGGGTCTTCGTCATTGACTTCTCCATGTTCATTGGTGAAGTCAGTAAGACGAACCTCGCGGGCGGCGGGATGGTCCTGCTCAACCCAAACGGGCTTTCCGGTTTCGTCTTTGGGGACGAGCAAGAACTTGTCCTTCCCCGGCCAAACCAGCTCAAGTCTTGGGCTCATCGACGACCTGTAGATCCATGGGTGTGATGAAGTTGCAAACGAGGGGCCAAGGCTGCAGGGTTTGGCTCTTGGACGGGTGCATTCACCTTCCAAGCGTACTCACTGGCTAGAGGGTCGTCTAACTGCCTAGCGATAAACCAGCAGGCACGATGTTTCCATCCTCATCCAGTGCTATCTCGATCTCGGTTTCTGTGCCGAACTCTGACGTGGTCGGTGGTGTTGAGACGGTGGTGTCTGCTGGTGCGGGTTCGGTGTCGTCGCCGAGCGCTACGGAACCGCCCCATACTGCTAGGCACACTGTTAGTGCAGCTGCAATCCCGATGCGTTTCATGACGGAACTGTAACGAACTT